CGGAAAGCTTTCTGAATCGCTGACAGAAGCCGAAACTCGTAAAGCCACGCAAAGTCGTTCTCCTATCACGGATAATGTAAAAGCCCGAAACCGGGAATTTGCGGAATTTGCACGGATGAATACCGGCAAAAATCTGCGTGACCTTGCGGATATATATGGTATCTCCTACAGCACAGCTGTAAATATCGCAAAGTCCGAAAACATCCATAAACGGGCAGGGGTGGTTGTACCGTGAGAGATTTCGAGTGGCGGTATCGCAGGCATCGTGGCACGGTAGCAGAGGAATGTCCCCGCGTTGCTGCTATGTGGCATCCGACAGCCAATTCTGTATCGCCGCAGGAAGTCACCTGCGGCAGCAATCGTAAAATCGCTCTTATCTGCCCGAAATGCGGATACGGAAAGAACGGAGAATGGCGTCCCTCTATCGCCGGTGCCTGTCGAACAGGCGGCGGATGCCCGGCGTGTTCCGGAAAAGTCCTTGTCGAAGGTGTCAATGATGTAGCTACCGTACATCCCGAAATCGCTGCACAGTGGCATCCGACACTTAATGAGTTCCCGCCCACGCGAGTGACTTCCGGAAGCGCAAAGCATGTATACCTTGTCTGCAAGGATTGCGGGTACGGCGCAAACGGAGAATGGCATCCGATGATTGCTTTTGCCTGCGGGTCCGGGGGAGTACATACCGGATGTCCCGAATGCGCCAGAAACTCACTGAGAAAGGCCATGAGAGCCCACTACGCCAAAACAGCAAGGAAACCTGTAGTATCAGTTGCATGCCCTCAAATCGCCGCTTTGTGGCATCCTGAAAACGAATTCGGCCCCGACATGTATACGACCGGCAGCTGCAAAAATATCCCGCTCGTATGCACCGCATGCGGGTACGGCAAAGACAAAGACTGGACGCCTTCGATTGCTGACGTTTGCCGGAAAGGCGCAAAGTGCCCGTTTTGCGGTAACATCGTGAGGTAATACCCTTGTACAGACAGAAAAACAAGACTCCCTATAACATGGCGGGTCAGATGAAGGTAGGTCTGATTGGTGAATCTGTCACCATGCACTATCTTGACTACTATTGTGAAAAGCACAAGGACAGGATTGCAGGATTTTCGGATGTACGGGATGACAAGAAATATCAGGAAGACGACATCGACTTCATTGTATACAGAAAAGACGGTTCTTCATTCACGGTTGAAGCAAAGGCTGACACCTACAAAACCGGGAATGTCTTCCTCGAAACAGCGGTGAATAGTTTCGCTATCGGAGAAGATGACAAGCTGCTGCGATTTGGAAAATACCAAAAAGCGATAGCCAAGCACTCGAAGGGATGGCTGTATAAGGAAGCTGACTATATCTTTTATTATTTCACCGAGACCAGGCAAATATATGTCTTTGAGCGCATGGCGGCAATGCACTATCTCAATTTCGCTCTGTGCTCGGATACGGTGTTCGTCCACGATGAACGAAGACCTTTCGGGAGGGCTGCGGAAAACAAAGAGCAGCGAAGTAACTACATGCAATACTACGGTACAGGCTTTTGCGTGAACGCGGAACAGATGCGCCGTTCTGATGTCATCGACCACCGGATGCATCGCGTCGGCAACAAGAGTCTGCGATTTCCGGAGCGCATCGAGCCCGGGAAAGTGTTTGAACATTTTGTAAATCATACTTGTATTTGATACACTTTCGCGCCAAAATATGGTATAATGCAAGTACAGATACAGAAAGCACTATATGTTGTACTTATGTACAACATTTTCCGTTCTGGACACTGTATGTGGCACTTTTGCGTTGACAAAATATGCGAATTGCAGATAATTGGTAGTAGGGTAATTTACCTATTTTTCGGGAGAGTTACTTCTCCCGAATATGCTTCTGTAGCTCAGATGGCAGAGCAGCTGTTTTGTAAGCAGCAGGTTGCAGGTTCGAATCCTGTCGGAAGCTGATGCCGGGAAGATGACCTCCACGCGGTCGGCATCGGGCAACAGGCTTAACCTCCCTTAGCTTGGCAAACATCTTCGCAGATAACATAAAACTCTTAGAAGATACCAGATATGCTCCGAAACAACATCATAGTTTTACACACACTTACATACACATCTGCTTGCAGCTGGTTGTAGAGCGGCGGCAAGCATCGTATCTGGTATCCCATAAGAGTTGCCGCTCATAAAGACAGCCTCCTCGCGGCGAGCGGCGGTAACACGGGTATTGAGCTCCCCGTGGCAAATGTCTTTTCTCTTGGGTCGTTAGCTCAGTCGGCAGAGCATCGGACTGTTAATCCGAGCGTCGCTGGTTCGAACCCAGTACGACCCGCCACGCGGAGTATAGCAAAGGTAGCTTACCAGCCCCATACGCTGGCGGTTGCAGGTTCAAGTCCTGTCTCCGCACCCATCGTCCATGCCATGACGTTAAACCGGCTATTCATGTCAATCGGTCGGACGTAAAATGACCGAAATATTCTGGTATCGAATACGAAGGTTGCAATGCACCATGGTTAATTCGCCCGCAGCGCACGGGAAAAGGTGGTTCAACTCCACCTGCCAGAGCCATGACCTGTTGGAAGCGATTCTAGCAGGTCAAATAAAACAGGGAGGGCACTCCGATGCAGTAATTACCGCGTCCGAATGTCAAAATCAAGGAAAGGGTCACACCGATGTACTGATTTGCCTGATGGCGGGCAGCTCCCGCCTTAAAACACCATAATAGGTAGCGCCTATCTGAGTGCGTCCATACCTCGGCGCACTCAGCCACCCGATGGGACAGCCTCCACGCGGCGGGTGGTGGACAGCGACTATGCTTGTCACTGACGAATGTCCTTTCAGGAACCGCATTGCATTCCCTGTGCAAACGGTATCCTAAACGGTCAGGAAGCCGTGTGGGCGAGTGCTTCCTCTTGTGCTTCGGCGCAGAAACAACAAATCTCGTCCCGCTAAGCATGCATCGTACGAGCATCCCCGTTAAGCCGGGGCGCAGCCAGACGCGACATAGCCGAAAAAGGCGAGACTGCTGCGCGGCATCTGGTAAGTTTGCCGCAGTCTTACACAGCCCATAGCATTCCGTTGACCCGAATTGACAGGGAAGTAACGGCAGGGCTTGAATTGAAGTTGACCAGTGTTCAAAATGCTTTTCCGGATTCTTTCGTATCGTCCACGCAGAGATTCGCGGAATCGCTAAGAGGCACAAAGATGATGTTTCGGGGATGACGACCTACTAAACGGACATCATGGCGGGGCTAAGAGAGGGTTCACCCGCTTTTTCTCATGCAGGCATCGTATAGGGGTTAATACACCAGCCTTCCAAGCTGGTCACGCGGGTTCGAATCCCGCTGCCCGCTCCACCGTCGCCGTCACCGTACGCCACGACATTAAATTTGGCGAGCATGGTCCACTTGTGGTCCGCTGTCGAATGCCAACGGACAGCCAAAAAATCAATCGGCAAACAGGTGCTGCACCTGAAGGTATCCGAAAGTCTCGGCATCAGTCGCGAATGGTGCTGAAAAACATCGGAGAGGATACAGCGCAGAATCCTCCGGGGTTGCTACCGGATGGTGCTGGACGCGAGGTTGGCTTCCTCGCTGAGGGGTGATAACCAGCATAAAACACCCTACCGTGCTTGGTTAGCTCAGTTGGTAGAGCAGCGCATTCGTAACGCGCAGGTCGGCAGTTCGAGTCTGCCATCAAGCTCCACGGTCCGATTGGGTGACGCGCTCTTTGAGAATCCGCCCAAGAAGCTGTCAGCGGGGGCATGCACTTGCTGACGGTTGGCTAAGTCCTTACGGAAGTCGTCGTAGCCGGAACCGAACACGAATGGGCAACGTAAAGCCCTGCACGGCAGAGCGTTATCTGCTTTAGCGCATGACAACTCTAAGTAGGAAGGAGATGATTCCGATGGAGCAGGCAATTATCAACGTCGAAGGCACATCAACGATTGAAACCGCAGCGGCGGCTAAGAAGTTGATTGAGACCTTCGGAAGTCAGAACATCCGTGCTCTCTCGGTCAAGCGCGTGGACGAGAACAGTAACGAAGTCGTTGTTGAACTCGATTTTGTACCGGGTTTGGCACCGCATCTGCACGGCTTCGCTTTGCAAGTCAATGGCTTGACTGCGGGTTACGACGGCACCGGCCCCTCGAACCTGTACGAAGTACTGCAAGCAGCTGGCGTCGATGAGCGCCTTCTGACGCGTGAGGATATCACGCAGAAGAGCGACAAGACCATTCCGCTGCATCTGGAGCGCGAGGTCAAACAGTACGGCGAACTTCATTACGCGTAATTACTGGCGGGTCTTTCCCGCCATCATGGGGGCATAGCTCAGTTGGGAGAGCACCTGCTTTGCAAGCAGGGGGTCGAGGGTTCGAATCCCTTTGCTTCCACCACCAGACACATCTCCATCTTGGAAATCGTCTCTGGGCGTGCATTGTACTGTTACACAAGCGCAGTACGGTCATTTATTTGGTGCGGTACTCCTTAACTACACCACGAAGACGATAATCCTGCCCGCACCGCCCCCACCTGAGGGTCATTTACACAGGGTTACGTCAAGCCGAAAACATCATGCCGAGTGGCGAAAACGGCTGCGGCATGGGCGAGACAAATTCGTCTCGTCAGCCATCTTTTGAGAGCGACCTCCACGCGGTAGATGGCGGGCAACGCAGATTTCTGCGGCTAACACTCTCTGATTCTTGGATAGGTGTCCGAGTGGTTTATGGAACTGGTCTTGAAAACCAGAGATGCATCCGCGTCCGTGGGTTCGAATCCTACCCTATCCGCCATCAGCAGTCGGATACACTCTGTACCCGGCTGCTTTTTACATATTTGCGCTTCTTTTCATCGTACCAGAATCGTTTTTTCTCCGATAGGAGCCTCTCGGATTCTGTTGCGATTTGTGAACATTACGTTAATCATGGTTGTACTCAGTACACTTTAAAGGAAAAATGTGGTATAATGCATATAGAGCGACAGGGAAAACGAAATATCAGAAGTCCTCCGCTCTTCACATCGTTTCGTTGATGTGGGGACTCACCCCACACAGTAAAAAGGAGAAGTAAAATCATGCGCAAAAAGTCTATGATGAAGAATGTGCTTGCAGTTGCCATGGCTGCTACAGTCGCAATCTCTGTTACCGGATGTAAGGGCAAGAAGAATCAGGATGCTGCCTCTTCTGCTCCTTCCACCAGCCTGAGCGATTCTGCAAGCACCGCACAGTCCGAAACCCCCGACACTGCCGAGAAGGAAGATACCAGCGCGGCGGCGTCCGAGAGCAAGGCTGAGAGTGAAGCCGAGAGCAAGCCCGATTCCAATGCTGCCAGCACCAAGAACAAGACCGCTGAGTCTGAGGCTGCTTCCGACAAGGCTGAGAAGCCCGCTGCCAGCCAGAACACGAACCCCGACAATGTTTCTACTAAGGATGGTCCCGCCAAGGCTCCCGTCTACAACACCCATAAAACCACCACCGGCACCAAGACTCCTGCCCAGAAGCCTGCTGCTGTGACTCCCGCTGCCACTCCCGCCGAGAAGAAGTCTCAGCCCGTCTACACCTTCACCGTGCGCCATCATGACGCCACCTGCACCACGCAGGGCTATGATGAGCATATCTGCAACGAGTGGGGCGGCATGAACTACAACGACAACTATGTTGCCGCCAAGGGTCATAGCTGGGATAACGGCACCGTGACGAAAGCTGCCACCTACACCGAGACCGGCATCAAGACCTTCAAGTGCAAGGATTGCGGTGAGACCCGTACTGAGGAGATTCCTTCTCTGGACAAGACCTACCACATCCTGCAGGTCGTTGCCCCCACCTGCACTTCCGAGGGCTATACCATCTATGAGTGCAATGAGGTTCCGGGTCTTACTTACAAGGGTGATTTCACCGACAAGACCCCGCACACCTATGATGAGGGTGTCGTCACCAAGGCTGCTACCTGCACTGAGGATGGCGAGAAGACCTTTACCTGCTCTCGTGACGGCGCGACCAAGACTGAGGTCATCCCGGCTGTGGGTCACAAGTGGGATGATGGTACTGTCACCACGCCCGCCACCTGTGAGGCTTCCGGCGTGAAGACCTACAAGTGCCTGAACGATGGCTGCACCGAGACTAAGACCGAGGAGATTGCCGCGCTTGGTCATAACTACGATGACGGCGTTGTCACCAAGGCTGCTACCTGCACTGAGGATGGCGTCAAGACCTTCACTTGCCAGAACGACAAGAGCCATACCTACACCGAGGTCATCCCCGCAACCGGTCACGATTACGATGACGGCGTTGTGACCACCAAGCCCACCTACACCGAGAACGGTGTCAAGACCTTCACCTGCCACAACTGTGGTGATACCTACACTGAGAGCATTCCGGCTCTGGGTTACACCTACAACGAGACCGTGGTCGCTCCTACCTGCACTGAGGACGGCTATACCATGCACGAGTGCGTGGAAGATGCCACCAAGTCCTTCAAGGACAACATCGTCCCTGCACTGGGTCATGAGTACAAGGAAGTCACTACTCCCGCCACCTGCAAGGACGCTGGCAGCGTAGATAAGGTCTGTGAACGCTGCAACGATAAGCAGCATGTCCGCGATATCCCCGTCAATGAGGAGCATCAGTGGGACGAGGGTGTTATCACCAAGGAGCCTACTGCCACCGAGCCGGGCATCAAGACCTATACCTGCACCGTCTGCAACAAGACCAAGACCGAGAGCATTGCCAAGGTCCATGTCCATGAGTACACGGGTCTTGGTGAAATCGTCAAGGAGCCCTCTTGCGAGACTGAGGGCGAGCGTTGGATGTACTGCACCAATGATGGCTGCGACAGCAAAATTCTCGTTCCTATGCCCGCTATCGGCAGCCACGACTGGGACTTCGAGCACACCGAATGCCTGAAAAAGGCTACCTGCACCGAGCCGGGCACTATGCTGATGCACTGCAAGCGCGATGCTTCCCATACCATGACCTACTCCTACGGTGGTACTGGTCATATCTGGGATGAGGGTGTCATCACTACCCAGCCCACTCATGACGAGTACGGCGTCAAGACCCTGCACTGCAAGAACTGCGATGCGACCATGACCGAAAAGGTCCTGCCCACCAAGTACACCTTCACTGTTACCGTTGTCCCGCCGACTTGCACCGAGGACGGCTATACGATGCACAAGTGCAATGAGGATGACAGCTTCTCTTACAAGGACAACATTGTACACTCCACTGGTCACCATGCCGAGATGCGTGTCATTGAGCCTACCTGCAAGGAAGAGGGTCGCACCGAAATCTACTGCACCGTCTGCGGTGAAGTGAGTACCGTTCTCTCTACCACGCCCAAGAAAGACCATACTTGGGATAACGGTGTCGTTACCACCGAGCCTACCACTGAGCATGAGGGTGTCAAGACCTACACTTGCACTGGCTGCGGCGAGACCAAGACTGAGTCTATCGCTCGTCTGCCCGCGAGTGCTAAGGTGGCTGCAAGCCCTATCGTAGCCGGGGCTGAGCCTGTTGTCGAGGTTCCGGCGCAGGAAATGAGCGCCGAGAGCATCAACGCCGAGACCTATGTCGCAGAGACTCCGGTTGAGTCTGCTGTACCTGCTGAAACTCCTGCCGAGCCCGTTGCTCCTGTTGAGCCCGCTGTACCTGCTGAGACTCCTGCCGGGCCTGCCGCTCCTGTTGAGTCTGCTGAGACCGAGAAGTCTGCCGAGACTTCCGAGGACAGCACTGACACCAAGCAGGAAGATGCCGACATGCCTAAGGAGACTGAGGCTGAGGTCGTAATCGTTGAGGGCGCTGCGGAGTAAATCTCCCGTTTCCAACACTACAACATAGGTCCGTAAAGACCTGATTCTATCGAGGCTTGCCGGGAAACTGGCAAGCCTTTTTTATTGTCCGGCAGACCCGCGTGGTGCTGATTACGACACAAAGAAAGGTGATACGAATGATTGATTATATTGAGAAAGCAAAGGCATTCGCCATGATGGCGCACAAGGGCCAGACCGACAAGGCAGGGGAAGACTACTTCACGGCGCATGTGGCCGTTGTCGCAGACGGCGTTGAGCCTGACCCGCTGGTGAAAGCTGCCGCCTACCTGCACGACACGGTGGAGGATACCGGCACCACGATAGATACCATCAGAGCGGAATTCCCTCAGGAAGTGGCTGAGGCGGTCTCTGTACTGACTCGGGAAAAAGATATGACATACGCAGAGTATATCTGGCGTGTTAAGCAAAACGACATTGCCGTCAAGGTAAAACGCGCAGACCTCGTCAGCAACATGGACCTTAACCGAATCCCGTATTCTCTCACAAGCAAAGACCTTGCGCGAGAAGCCAAGTATCTCCGTGCCTACAAGATGCTTGATGGCAGAAAGACAGTCTCTGCCGTAAACCCCTATGCTCTGTATGACTATCTCATCACCTGCGGATGGGAGAATGACCCTACTGAGAATTCAGCATCCGAATCTCCCGTTCTGAAAGCGCCTTCCGGCTCCTACAAGGTGCTGGTTCCCCTTGATATGCTGCGTACAGATTACGAGCAGCGCCTCAGAGATGCTCTGGAAACGCTTTGCGTCTTCGAGGCGGCACCGATGTGCGATATCCTCGGAACGCTCTTATACTGGACGCCAGCGCCCGCAGAGAGCAAGTCCTGAGCCGAGGAAAGCGCTATTTCTGAAACTTGCAAAGACTCGCGTTTGTGTTGCTGTTGCTTTTGCCTGTTTTCTGACGGGGCAGATTCGAGGCAGATTCAGTACTGATTCGCGCCAGACGAATACGACAAGCAAGCGCACAAAATGCGACTCGCTCAGATGTTAATTGTTTGTGAATCATACTTGTACTCGCTACAAATCCGCGTCCAAATATGGTATAATACAAGTATAAAAACAGCGATAAAATGTGATATTCACTGTAAAATCAAGCCATGCAACTGTCGTCTGCTTTTGCGGATGACATACTATGCTCCAGTGGCGAAATTGGCATACGCGGCAGATTCAAACTCTGTTTTCTCCGGGTTCAACTCCCGGCTGGAGTACCATTTTTGAAATTAACTCAGGGGGTGATTTCGTGAATAATATAAGCGCTGTGGCCATCGGAATGCTCATCGCCGCGCATCGTGAAGGTGACGAGGAAAAATTCAGGGCTTATGTCGAGCTCATTGCCGAAACCTATGAGCAACAGGGAAATGACCATGCCGCTAACATCATCCGCAGCTACTATACGGGTGATTATGGCGAGCAGGGAAAAGTTATTCTGGATGAAGCAACAGAACAAACTACATACTACGAGACAGGCTGGTATGAACCTGATGTTTTGGGGTCCGGTGGCTCCTATTACGGAGTTACAAAGGCAACTTCCGAGGAAGAAGCATTGCAGCGGCTGCTGAAACACTCTGCCGACTATGCACAGCGAATCACCTTATACAAAAAAGACGGCAAAATCGTAAAGCGGGAAATTTCTGAGTATGACCAATGGGAAAAGAAGTGGAGGACAGCCGAATGAAGTGGAATGTATTTTCTCTCAAAGCCGTTAAAGAGGCATTAAAACCCAAGTTTGTGTTGGAGAAGGTCCGTTATGTGACGGATGACGAGGAGTACGGTGAAGGCAAGTCTACGCGCCTTGTCTTCCGTAATGTGGAAGAGATGCCGGAAATCGACTATATTAAGCGGACCGTCTGCACATTCATTCAGGACACCTACATTCACTTCAAGGACAAGAGCCTTAAGCCGATGCAACTTTGGCAGGACAACCTCAATGAAAGTGAGGACCATATCCGCTATTCAACGAACAACCTTGTGTCGCCGCCGCTGGCACTCATCGGTGAAACATACATCTCCGATGAGAGCTACTTCCACAAGTGGCTGGTAGCCCAAGGAGGAAATGAACTTCTTGAGAGAGCGTCCATCACCATCGACGTGGATGTCATCTATGCCTATGACAATGTCGATAAGGTTGAGAAAAGTTCCGAAGACGGCGAAGTACATGGCGTTCTCATCAACAGTACAATGTATCTGCGTGAATCGGAAATCAAACAGGTTGCTCGGCTTATCAAGGACGAGAAGCTCCGTAACCGCGTATTGACGCTGATGCGCTCTCATCGCCGCATTGTGTCGGCTCCCGAAAAAGAGAATCGCAATATTCGGGAAATCGCATCCGCACAGATGCTGGGTCAGGGGTGAAATTGTGAAACACAAAATCTCAGAAATCGGCGCTCAGATGCTCGAGTACCAAGAACAGCTTGCCCGTGAATACAAATACAAACCCATCCCGCGTACCTTCTTCTGCGATGTGAGAGCCAAGTTTCAAAAGACATTGCCGGAATGGTGCAATGTGTCCGGTGACACGATTTCGCTCGAAACCGCTGATGGCACAGTCATTACCAACGGGTACAACCGTATCGTGATTGGTGACTATGGTGCATTTGTTGAGTTTTCCCGCGTCCAAGCCTGTATGCGACGTCTCGAAATCAAAGAAGGTCAGGTCTATCGCGTGGAAAACCCGCGCTATGCCGAGCACGTCAAATATCTCTGGCTCACGCCAGATGATGGTTCGGATGTGAAGGTATACGACCAGAAGCGTCCGGTAGAATATGCGGATTATAAGCCGGGGATGCTGTATGTTAGTGTGTATGAGGTTTTCCCGACCAAAACCACCAAATAAGAGAGGCTCTTATGAAAAGCATGCAGCCAAAAATTGGCAACACTCTCTGGGGCGTCTGGGAACATCGGTATTACAACGAAAAGCGGCTCGTTGAACTGGAATATGTTGTATACCCTGTCAAGATTACCAGATTCTTTAAGGGAAAATATGTCGATGCGCATTGCGTCGGTGTGGATGTGGATGGTCACACTGCTGTTCATTGGGTTGCAGTAAAAAGCATCGGCAAATCTGTGTTTTATAATCCGACTGATGCCGCCAAATATGCCGAGGCGATATCGGATTACTATGACAAGCATTACGCTTTCTGCGGTACACCAATTAGGCGAACACAGTGGGAGCATTTTCTTGAGAAGGACTAGGTATGGCCAAGCACAAGAATAAAAAGCGCACACCGATAGGTTCACTTCCTCGAATCCTCGCGTATTGAGCGCAGATAAGCCAAAAAACTCAACCTCAAGTTAATTGCGGCATGAAGAAACACAAAAACAGGAGCAGATATGAGTTTACGCGGAGAGCCCTTGTTTGATGGACTGAATTTCAAGGAATTGTTTGGAAAAAAACTTATTGTCGATAAAGTGTTTTGGAGTTATGACGGCATTTCGCTGCTCTGCGTATGCAAGGATGAGGACGAAAAATTGTATTTCTGTAACTGCACAGAAGTGCGAAGCGAAGAACGCTGGGTCCTGTATCCGGCGTCGAAGCAGCAAATCGAACAAATCGTCAGCAAAAGCAAGACCCCGGCCGAAGTATTCCGGGATAGCCGTGTAGTGTATATATATACCATCGGCTTGGATACAGACCAAGGAACATTGAGGAAACTGACTGTCGATGAACTGTCAGATGCAGACAAACTTCCGGAAGGAGAGTATGTGTAAATGAGCAAGCACGAACTCGGCGCAGACCGCGTTTTCCACGAAGGTGCTGGTTACTGCGAATAAACATCAACCACAAGTTGATTGACCAGAACCACAAAAGTGGTATAATGTAAACAGAACGAAACGAAAGGAGACAACCGAAGATGCTGTGCAAGACTGTTAATGCTATGTCGTTTGCTGAGTATAGTTATGAATCTGAATTCGAGTCCTACGAATCCAGCTTTGTTTCCTATACCCATCGACAGGCAAAAACAGACCTCGAACGGCTGCGGTGCGTCTTCTGACGGCATTTGCATTCCGAACGCTGCTTGTCGATTCATTTCGGCAGGCAGCGTTTTTTTGTTGCCTGCAATACAGAAAGGCAGCAAAAGAAAATGAACGTTCCAACAATCGATATCCAGCAAACAGGTGCCAATATCAAGGCACTGCGAAAAGCGGCAGGCATCAAGGTAAAGGATGTGGCAGATACGCTCGGTGTCTCCACACAGGCGGTAGCCAAATGGCAGGCAGGCACTGCACTTCCTACCATCGACAACCTTGTGATTCTCGCCGCGATGCTCGATACGAAAATCGATGACATTCTCGTCATCGCATAAACCCTCGCCGCAGGATTGCGGCTATATGGCCGAATAGACGAATTGGTTAAGTCGCAAGCCTTTCACGCTTGAGAGTATGGGTTCAAGCCCCATTTCGGTCACCATCTGCTTCTGTAGCTCAGTTGGTAGAGCAGTAGGTTGAAGCCCTATGTGTCGCTGGTTCGATTCCAGCCGGGAGCACCATATGTGTCGGTATGCAAGTGGTCAAAGCAAACGGTCTGTAAAACCGCTCCGTTTCGGTTCGTAGGTCCGAATCCTACCCGGCACACCATAAGGCCCCTTCGACAAGTTGGTCCAAGTCGCCAGCCTCTCAAGCTGGAGTCGGCAGTTCGAGTCTGCCAGGGGTCACCAACGCACCCTGCATAGGGTGTTTACATGCAGAGGTCGCCTAACGGTATGGCAACTGGTTGCTACCCAGTCACGAGGCAAAACAACACTTACTATCAATTTAACCATAATTGTAGCAGGTGCTAAATCACTCCTCGCTTGCGAGTTCAAATCTCGCTCTCTGCGCCATATGCTCATGTGGCCGAGTGGCCGATGGCAGCGGTCCAGAAAACCGCCGGTGAGAAATCGCCCGAAGGTTCGAATCCTTCCATGAGCGCCACTGCCTCTAAAATCTTCGATTTCAGTCGAGGAATATAGGGGCACTTTTTTGTTTGTATCTTATTTGTTACGAATCAGCGTTCATGGTTGTACTGAATACACATTTGTGGTATAATGCTAATAAAGTAACGGAGGTGCGCCATGATTTTCGAAATGACCGAAAAGCAGTATCAGCTGTTTTTGCATATCATGCAGGTGATGCAGACATTCTACGGCAATGATTTTTCTTCCATCTGCAAAGAAGTGGGTGACGCCTACGGTGTGCATGACGCGGATATTGAAAAGGCATATACGATGTTCACGGATTTCAAGGTCACCGCTCCCGTACCTTTCATGCAAAACGCAGCAAAGGAGATTTATCACACTGCGCTCGCGGCAGTGGATATCGGGGCAGGGAACAAGGAGACCCCGTATACTAAGCGCATCGACATGAACGAAAGTGCTTGGGTAAAAGCTGCTGCCATCCTCGATGCGTATTCCAGAATCCTAATGGGACAGTTCAGCATCATCTATGAGGTTCTCGATATAGCTGATACCGACAACAAACCGCAGTTGCAGGCGTATCATGACGCTCGTTGGGGCGGCATCGGCATAGCGGAAGCCCGTGACCTTCTGATTCCACAGCTGAGAAAACTCAGGGTTGGCTGGAATGGTAATTTCGGCATCTCAAACGCAGGGCTTGCCTACAACAGTAAACTTGCCTATGAGATGCTCAAAGCAATCCTGTATGCGTGCAGGCAAGGGGACGGCACTGTTCTGAAAGTAACGGACGAGCCGCTGATGTTTGCACCAGGCAAATCAAATATTCATGCGTTGTAAAGCATTTTTTAAAGAAGGAGATTTGATGAAAGCAAACTACAAAGTCGTAAACAACCGTCAGGCGCAGTTGAAAAAGGTCATTCAGAATTTTGAGCCTACGGGTGTGTGCGCGTTCCTCATGTTTCGCTACTATGTTATGCAACTGATGGCCGAATCGGAAGCTGCAGGTGGGCTGAATGTACCGCTTAGCGATTCCGTTGAACTGCGAGTGAGTGACAATGTCGATGGGTTCTTCTCCAGTGCGAAGGATGAGGCTGTTTCGAATTATCTTGACCCTGACGACGAATCTAAGGATGTCACCATCCATTTCGATGGCACTCCGGAAGAATTCTCCAAGGAACTTGAATCGTACATTCTCGTGGCTATGGTTAGCAACTTTGAGCACGCATTCCTCGATTTTTCGGATGTCACCGGTATTAGCCGTGGGCACTTCGAGTTGGCTGTCGCAAAATTTATGTCCGAATACGAACAGACAGAAGGAAAGGTCAACAGCTTTTGTGACTACGAATATGAGGAGTGATGAGTTGTGACGGTTCTCAAAAATGCACTCGCGGTAAATGACGGCAAAGCGGTCGTCATTTCGATAAAACGCGAATGGCTTGCTAAAATCATGTCGGGTGAAAAGACGCTCGAAGTCCGCAAATCTCGGCCTTGGGAAATCTCGTTTCCATTCGCTGTATTCTGCTATGAGACAAAGGCAAACGGCGGTGCAGGGGAAATCATCGGGGCTTTTACCTGCGAGGACATCGACCAGCTGAACTGCCTGACAGGATTGTCTCCTTACTATGCAGACGGCGAAAAGCTGTCCGGTATGGCGGATAAGTTTATTCGGGAAAGCTGTATCGATATAGCCGCGCTGTTCGAGTATGGCAACAAAACCGGCATGCTGTATGGCTGGAATATCTCAAATGTCCGCAAACTTTCTCTGCCCATGCATCAGCTGCACCTGAAACGCGCCCCGCAATCGTGGCAATACATCAACCTGAACGCAGACGACATAGAAAGCGTAGCTGCCGCCATTGAATGAGCGGGAAGCGTAGCTGCGGGGAAACCATCGAAAGCGTAGCCGCATCTCAAAATCCCCCTTGCACAGTTGTGCGAATCGAATAGAATAGTAAGTGCATGATAGATACCATCTTCTGATTCCCCATACCGGTAGATTCACAATCTGTTATGTGCTTAGAGCAGACTCTCGAAATGAGGGTCTGCTTTTTTGTTTCCATTTTCAGAAAAGGAGGTAAACCTTGAATACCAGAACATTTACGAAATTTGCAAAAGCAGCCGAAAACTGCCGCTACAAGAACGATTTTCAGTTTGATTTGGTGCAGTGCGAGAAAGCGTATCAAATGGGCGGCGAGATGCGGATTGAAGCCGAATGCTGGCTGAATCTCTTTGAGAGCCTTGGAGAAGACGACATCAAATCCTACGTCAAGTCGGTCTATAGGCCAGGAGACCTTGACCCGTTTCGCAAGAAACTGCCGAAGGAGTAAGTCCCATAATGCAGATACTATTTCATCTCATGGCGAATACCGGATGCTTGCCGGACAAGGTCGTTCCGCAAATCCCTACGAATCGGATGAAGGGGGAGGACCAGGAAACACCGAGAATCTGTACCGGACACACACTCGATGACTGCCTGACCGGCATCGGTATCCCGCATTTCATATCGAGTTTCCTGCTATCGGAAATTCGGCAGGGGAGAAGCGCGAAACACGCCGCCGAGACGATGCTCCTGCCGTTCGTCGGAAGAGTGTATTGTGTCGAGGATAACAATCCAGCACTGATACTGGACGATAAGACAAAGTATTTCGTGGCGGATTCCGTTGTCACGCACGAATGCTGGCTGACGGAGTACATCGACCCCATCAAAACGGAAAAGCTATGGCTCGTGGACGGAGAAGTTCAGTTCATACCGTTTTCGCATAACGGCAATCAGTACGAATACCCTGTCGTTCTCGATTCTCAGTGGTCTTCGATTCCGATGCAGCCCGCTCCTGAATTCCGAAAATGCCTTCTTGACATCACCAAGAAATGGCTTGAGGAAGAATAAGATGCGAGAAATGTGCCGTGAATAACAACACTGAAATGCAAAAATCGCACACAAAACCATGGCGGAGTCTTTTTCGGAAGACTTCGCCTTTTTTTGTTTTTCTCTTGCGTATCCTTGCGAACGGCATAGAATTGGTATTGTACGATAGATAACATTCTACACAGCCGAATCTTTCGGGCGTACATCATTCACAATTCTGTTTTCAAATTAGGCAGACTTACCATTCGTGGTAGGTCTGCCTTTTTTGTTTTCAGAAATCCGTATCCATCTTTTTGAACGTGACTGCAAGGAGGTCCGCTATGTTTAATCGCAATTCCAAGAAAAACACACGCTTCGCCATCTATGCCGGTAACCCAGGTTTTTCCGGCATGGTTATCTGCTCCGATTTTATCGGGTATGTCAAAGCCCCAACGCTCGGCGACGCCTATGATGCAGCGTATCGGTATCTTGCCAACAGCGGATATACCGCCATCGTAGTCCGTGAAGCATGAAGTTTTTCCGACAACCGAACATCAATCACATCCCGCCAGACAGCTTTTGTCGGCGGGAACTTTTATTCAAAGGAGTAATCACAAATGAAAATGAACGACAAACAGAAATTCTATGCCGGGACCACCGCTTTTATGCTCAGCATCATCACCATCATAGGCTGCTTAGCCTGCTTTTTCTCGACGCCTGCGTATGCTGCGCCGGTAAAGTCATCTGATGATGATTCCGATATCGAGTATGTCACGCCGTTGGAGGTTCATCTTCGTGAACTCAACGCTCAGCCGCCTTTCACGCCGGTACTGCCTATACCTGAGCAGGAGGTGACCGAGACAGAGCCCGAATCTGAGCCTTCTGTCGAGACGGCAGAGACTGCGGCGGAACCGGCAGAAGAACCTGTGACGGACACGATGCCTCAGAACCTTTCTGACAATGAGTACGCCATCTATACAGCGTTGCGGGATGCAGGTCTTTCTAAGGCCGGCACTGCAGCTGTGATGGGGTGCATGGCAATGGAGAGCGGGCTTCGTGTTACTGCCGAGAATCCGAACGACGGAGGCTATGGGCTTCTGCAATGGACACACGGCCGTAAGACGAATCTCTTGAACTGGTGCTATGCATCGGGTCTGGATGCAAGTTCAGTTTCCGGTCAGGTCCAATTCTTTGTCCATGAGCTCAATGCCACATACAGTCAGGCAGCGGGGTACTCGTATCCGGTATACGAGACACTCACCACGAGCGACAGTGTAGAAGATTGTCTTGCGATGTTCTTCTCGCACATGGAAGCCGGGGTGAATGTCCCTATCTCGTCCAGCAAGGTCTATTGCGGGAACCTGACCACCTTACAACTCTACAACAAGCGGCTGAACGCTGCTTACAAGTATTTCTAAAAAATGAGGCGATTTACTATGACAAACACTGCGTATAAGACTCGAAAACTACTGTCTATGCTCTCCTGTGCCGAGAAGGAGAACGACGGTCTGATGCTGACGCATAACCTGCAAAACATGCAGCGCAACGGCAAGCAGACGGGCTGCTACGGACACATCATGAATATCCTGAACGGAAAATGCGTGTATGTGACCACAGAACGGTCTTGCTATCAGCCGATTGCCGACAAGAATATGGTTCGCTATGCCGCCGATATGAAGGATTACTCCTCTGTATCGCTCGGTGCCAGGGGCCGCAACCAGTTTGTGACCAATGATGAGTTGGTCGGAAAAATCGTTGACATGCTTCGATAACCGGAGCAAAAAAGGAGCATTACCATGAACAGAATCATCTATACCTTCTTCAAAACCTTAGCTGTCCTGTTTGTTCTCTTCATCTTCCTGAGCATCAGTGCTTTGGCACAGTCCTTCACGCTGCACAATATCGCGCTGCTCGTGGTCAGTGTCATTTGCCTGAACAAATGCTGCGGGATGATGCTTGCGGCAAAAGCTGAAAGAAAGTGAGGAAAAATCATGAATACCAATATTCGCTGGCTCGCCGCTTATACTGCGGACATCTTTGACGATTATCTCGCCGAGATAAAACTTCCTATCGTTTGCAGTGATGCAAGCGAGGAAGAAGACCGGCATAGCAACGAAAACAGTGCGATGCTGTATGGCATGGAATACTGGAATCTCGTGGAAGATATCGAAGCCTATCTTCGTGCCTCTGCCGAGAAGCCGGTCAATCCGAATGAAATTCTTGCCATGTTCGACACGCTTCTCACGGATAAGGGTCACAGTGACTCGATTCCGAGCGGAGAGAAGCGCGATGAAATCATTGCAAGAATCGATAAACTCCTGAAACCAGCGGAGGTAACGAGATGACACTTACACGAAAAGGCTGGAATAGCCTGAAACCCATCACAGCACCCGAGCAGATGCCCGCACCCATCCACTGGAATCCGATGAGCGATGACTGGAAGCGGTGGATTGACAGCCATCAGGTATATAACGGCGAATCGAGATTCTCCAAGGAGATGCTCGATGCCATGAAAGCACTGCATGACAAGATTCTCAGCTTCGGAGGAGATGAGGTCTGCATGACTGCCTACGACGAAGACGCCGTAAAAACACTCAGTCGGGGGCAGTTCTTCTATGGCAGCAGCTATATGCGCAAGGGTCAGCCCAGTCAATGTCACGCGAATTCCGCTTATCTTTGGGATGCAAACCGTGGTCACTGCTCTATTGCGACCGGGTATGCTCTTTCTGAGGACGGGCTTTGGCGTTGTCATTCCTGGGTCGTACAGCCCAGGAGTCGCACGATGCGCGTCTGGGAAACGACCGTTAAGCGTGTGGCGTATTTCGGGTTCGTGATGAACGATACCGAATGCCAGGAGTTTTTGGACAACAACACCTGACTACAAAGGGGTCATTTGCGTGAACGAATCTAACAATATCCAGAAATTATCTGAATACGGCATGATTGCTCCGGACGGAACATGGTATCCTTGCGAGTTCGGAGAGCATGCAGCTCTTGCGGGGCGCATCATCATGCAAAACAGAATACGCCTGAACCTCTCTGATAAGGAAGTCTTAGACATGGCCTATGATTGGAGCGGGAAGGGTCTCGATTACCTGTACCGGCGCGGTTGGATTGCGGTTCGTAATCCGTCTTTGGGAAAAACATTTCTTGATATGGACGCCACCAAAACCGCAACTCAGGCACAGATGAACACCGTTTTCGATTACATCCACAAATATGAACGCTATGACATGGATATTTCCAAGCTCACAGCGTTCTAAAAGGGGAATTGAAATGAATAATACTATGATTCCGATTTTACCGGAACTGAAATCTGCGATGAAGCAGGTAACAAAACAATATCAGTCGGACTTTGACCTCGACACAAAGGTCATTCAGAAAGCCGCAAAGGAAGCGAAAGCCGACGGTAAACCTCAGACATTTCTGTGGTTTTGCAGGGAAAGCGGGACCTACATTGCGCGGGAATCTAACGCGTATTTGAAGGAATCGCCGATGTACATCTCCTACCACTACTATGCGGACCAGCAGAGACGGGAAGCGAAAGGCATCAAGGCGTATGTCGTCACCGTTACGGGACTTGATGGCAGAAAACCCTTGGGGTTCGCAACGCCCATCGACTATTTCAAGGAATGCGAGCGGCAGAAACGGTATGCCGTTCCTGCAAATCGGATTGCTCTGCATTTCGAGAAGGAGACGGTCGTTACGGAAAGACCCAAGACCATCCCGCGCCATCACAGCGAGTACGGAGAACTCAAATCCGTCACCTATCTGCCGGATGATGCTGCTGCGCTCGACTATGCGCTTTCCATGGTGCATCAGAGCCGCGAGAAGTCCAGCCGAAAGGTAGGTGCCTGAATATGGGTAAGATTATCGAGTTGACCCATGACGATGTTCAGAACGAACTTGCCTATGCTCTTATCTGCGAGACTATGGAGGGTGCATACTGGAATTCCGGGCGCAGACGCCGTATGTTCAGCAAAGCCTTTACGCGCAGTGAACAGCAGCGCATCTCGAACATCAAGGCTAAGGCACACAAGTGGTATCTCGTTACAGGTGTACCCGAAAAGGTACGCATGAGCTACGACAACTACTTGCTTTGGCAGCGCCTTGCGAACTTCTGTGCAGCTATCTGAGTATCAGCAATACCATACAGTGGGCTTTCCTTTTGGGAAGGCCCATTTTCACTTGCATGTTTGTGCGAACCGAATAGAATGGAAGTGTACGATAGATAACATTCCACTTAGCAGCATTTGCCACCGTACAATTCACAATCTGTAAACAACAAGCAGACCCACCATTTTGGCGGGCCTGCTTTTTTTACTTGGAAAGGAGAAATTGCCTACGACAAACACATTAACTGTAGATTTTAGCTATGTTGCCGAATTGGACAACGGTTCCAACCCGAGCATGGTATACGGCGAAGATATCGCTGAGAAAGTTTGAGGTGAAAAAATATGATGTATCTGAAACAGTTCCCGGATATCTGCCGGGAAATGGGGTTTGATGTCGAAGAAAAAGCAAAAACCATAACCTTGCGCATTACCGACATCAATTACTCCATCGACATCAACAAGAAACTCTTTTTGGAGGACCTTGAGTTGATACTTGATTCGTACAGTGAAGTGCGTGAAGCAATCGCCATTTTTGAGGCTAAAACGAAGTCCGGGAAATACGACAACTTGGATGCAACCGAGCTCCAGAAACTCAAGTGCGTCTTTGACAAAGCTTGGGAAACCGGGCGGCTCAAAGATGACACCGGTATGTTCCAGACAGAAGTGGATACCTGCCATCAGCACGCCGAATATCTCAAGGCTGTTCTTGAAAAGCTGCTGGAAAAGCTGAAAAAGGAAGTCGATAAAGCACGTCTCTATTCCACGTCTTCCCATGACTTTCCGATTGTCATGAAACAGATTGATGCATCCTGTTACAAAGCATATGTGCCCACGAAATCTAATAATGGGTTCATTGTTCAGGAATACATCTTTGACCTGAATGACATTGGGAAAAACGATGAGAAGAAAATTCGCACTCAGTTCGATGAACTTTTCCAGAGGACGAACACTGCTGATAGCTACCGTCTTTTGGCAGAGCTTTCCATCGAGGTTGGATACTTTGTCCCGGTCTGCGGAATTTTTTTCAAAAAGATGAGCGACGCCGTGTCGTACATCAAGACGAAAACCGACGTTGACATGACAATCGTGCAGTCTGATAAGACAAATCTCGAAATGATTCGGACATTGGATAAGTTTCACTTGGCAATGCTGCTGAATCATATCTGCGCGGACAGCAAAAATTGCCCCTCCTCCACCACAGGCTGGTGTGAATGGTTGGGCAATAACTGGAATTCTATGACTTGAACCATTTTTTAGAAAATCGAAAAACAGGAGATAAAACTATGGCACGGAAAGAAATCAAAATTTTCATGGATTCCAAGGAAGTATCCAACTTCCTGAAAGTCATTGACTGGTCTTGGTTGTTCACCTTCCTCAGTGAACGCTACAACGTCTCGCTGAGTCCCCACAAAGAACTGAAAGAACTGCGCGATGGTGCAGCAATCATCAAAGTCGAATGGCCTGATGAATTGATTGAAAAGTGCGGGATGATGGCTGATGTGTTTTCGTCGGTCAAGCTTGTTACGTTTGATTCGTGTTTCAAGCAAGTCGTGGAATACGATGAAGATAAATTCAATGAAGAACGTGAAGCATGGTTTTCCCATCCGACAAAGATATTCAGCTATCTTGATTGTGATGGCACCGTCAAGGAACGCACTCTTGCGCTGAACATTTCACTTCGTTATACGCTGTATGACGGAGGCTATAATTTTGCAACACTGCTCTATGCGGTTTATTCCGACGTGAACGGCTGGACTGTTCAGATGGAAAAGGAGTGATATGAAGAATGTGCTCTGGAAAAATCCGAAATTCGAGGGCTTAACGAAGTAAGTATTTAGGAGGAAAAATATCATGGCAAACAATATCAACCGCGAGGGATTCAAAAGGTTCCTCGAGCTCGGCGCTCCTTCGTTCGAAGGCAATATCATTCTTGATTCCGGTGAGCTGTCCGAGTATTACTACCGTTTTATGCGCATACCGCTCGCCTATGGTGAGCATAAGGTAGATGTTCTGTACGGGCAGCGGTTTTATGGAACCTTGGAAAATAAACCCGTAACATTCAACCAGGAGATACGCTTCCTTTGCCTCGTTGTCGATAATGCCAAAACCGTCAATGAAACATTGGACTTCAAAACGATTTTCTGCCGTTCTTCTTTTACCTCGGATTCTGTCATAGAGGAAATGGCACAGAAGCTGTTCGATATGTTCCGAGAGAATGTGACGGAAGAAGACAAGAAGAAAATTCTCAAGGGCAGTCATTACGACAAGATAGCACGACAGAACGCTTTCTGTCGCATAATAAAGGGGTATAAGAATTATCGCAGCCCTATTGACAGCATTGTAGATGAGATTGGAAAAGGGTCTTGCTTTGGCCTGACATCCACAAATGCCGATGAACTGGTAGTGGATTATCTTGCTAATCCCACCGGCTGGGCTGAACGGACGATAGAGAAAATCAAAAAGGCAAATTCCGGGCAGCATGGACGCCTATACGGGATTACATTGGCTGTGGTGGAAGAGTTGACGGAAGAGTATATGAGAAAGTACAATAGTTCGAACACTCAGGAAATAATGTTCAGGCTTCTTGTGGAACTTGCTAAGCAATACAAAACCGTTCGCCTTGTCCTAACATCAACGGTAAAACGACCGAAGTAAAGTATCCGGTCAAAGGTATGATGAACAGTGATATCCTGTACGGTGGAGGTTTCTCGACTTGTAACATCACCCCGCGCAGTGAAGAAAATCGCATCGAGGAGTTTATCGCGAACAACGATTCGCAACTCGAAGACAATCGCAGAATTCCCATCAAGTACATTCCCGAAGTCTATTACGGGAATAAGTTGATTTGGAAGAATCCTGATTTTGCAAACACCTGATTCCCAAAAAGGAGGAAATCGAAAATATGATTGCCAAAATCGGTAAAATGATGACCAAAAGGGAAGATAAATCGTTTTCCTACGAAGAACTTGCTGCAATGCTGAAAACCAGCCCTGATGCCCTCAAAACATTCGAGGACGCCTATAAGAAACAGGTGCTGGACAGCGGGGCATTGGCCGAGAACTTCTTACAGTGGGATACCGCTACTGTCAAGGCTATGCTCGACAAGAGGGTGCCGTTTACGCGGGACCTCGAAGCGCTCATTGACCGTATCGTAGGTGAGTTAACAGATGGTACTCGCCTGTACATCTACAACGAAAAACGCGGCGGATACTATGTGAACTATGCGTCATCTCGATACGCTGTAACGGTAACGAACGATGACCTGAAAAAATACCCGGAAGAACTCAGACCTCAGCTGACAGGAAATCTTGCGAAGGTCGATATCTCGGAGCCGTCGTATAAGATTCTGCTTCAGAATTACGCCGGGTACAAGGATGCACGCGATGACCGCATGAAGAAGTTCTACTACAACCAGTTCCGTCAGGGTCTTGATATTCTTGACCTCGACGACTTCACCTACCAGATGCTTGAAATGAATCCCAACACAATGGGATTCTGGCTCCCGCCTCTGGCAAAAGCGTTGTGCGGGAACAAGTTCTTCAGGATTCCTGATACCAAGATTTTGCGTGTTCCGCTGCCGATGCTGCAACTCACTCGCCTTGGCTTTGAAACCCTGAATCCAGTGACCAAGGAAATCGTGAACCGCTATTGCAAGCGGATATTCAAGCTGGATGAGCACGAGGATTACTTCATCAAGACCGGAACTTATTCTTCCAAGTATGAGTTCCGCAACGCTCATATCCATGACCCAAAGGAAATCAATGAGATGGGCGAGTATTTCCTGTTCCTGAATCATCTGACCTGTTCTATGGCTTCGCCGTTGAACAATACCTGCTTCTATGGTGCTAATACAACGAACGAGTGGGTGCTCAGGGAATATATCAAGGACAAGGAACACAACCCGACTATCTACAACGGTTTGCCGCTGCATACTGAGTACCGCGTGTTCGTCGATTTCGACGCTGATGAGGTGCTGGGTATCAGTCCATATTGGCGAGCCGATGTAATGAAGGGTAAGTTCGAGAACGCAAGCACGCCGCAGGAACGCCACGACTATGTCATCTATCAGATGCACGAGGATATCCTGCAATCTCGGTACGATGACAGTGCTCGGATGATTCTGGAGGAAATTAAGAAGATTCTTCCTGCTGTCGAACTGGTAGGGCAGTGGAGTATTGATGTGATGCGTAATGGTGATGGCTATTACATCATCGATATGGCGCTCGCTGAAAACTCCGCTCTGAACGATTGCGTGCCACGGGAGAAACTTCGTGCATACCCGCAGCAGTGGTTGCCTATGGCTACGAACAGCTGAAAAAGGAGTCTGCCCTATGGATGCTATAAGATATTTGGATGCTGATACGATTCTTGACTATCTGCACAATTCAAGTGAGACCTATCTCGAGGGACTTATCCCTCAAAGCTACGGTTTTCCAACAGAAACGGATAGGGGTGTATATGTTCGATTGCTGAAGGTTCCAGTTAGAGATAAAGCGTCCGAAGTATACATGCAAGCTATTCCATACAAAACATTTGAAGGTGACAGCAACCGTCCGATAGAGGAGTTTGGGAAAGATACCAAATTTGAAAAGGTCGGGGTTGTCATTGATTCGTCTCGTCTTTGGCTTATGGAGCCGCTTTGGAGAATTTGCATTCAAAGTAGGCAGAAGTTCGATGATGCTGATTTTGTGTCTGAATTTTGGGATGCGTTTACCAGAAAGGTTTTGAAGGAATACGCCGTTGACGCTCGCGTAGAAAAGAGCGAGACCGTTAAGAATCTGGCAAAACAGTACGCGATTTTGGATATGCTCTCTAAGCATGAGAAGCCGGTGTATTTCGGCTGTATCGAGAACGCCTTGCAAACTTTATATCCAGTCAGTGTACTTGGCTACTACGAGTTGGGTCTCAACTATGCTTGTGACCCTGAAGGATTCACAACTTCTTTGTTGACAAGTCTTAGCAGAAGGAACTTTAAAACGACATCAAAGGAAACGCCAACCGGTGCATATATTCCCAAAAAGGTTGCGGCAGCGAGGCTTGCAAGTAAGATGACCAACATGTTCGTCCAGACCAAAAACGAATCCCAAAAAGCAGCGAGACATCTTCTGAATTCCCATAAGGGAACAATTTGCAAAAAGAACATTGTCGATGTAACGCTGTGCAACAAAAGCGCCGGAAATATGCAGATTAAGATTCCCCTTGACAACTTTCTCTACTATGAGCCGAAAACAAAAGAAATCTTCGTAAACATCTGCGATATTTGCGAGGGTGAACGTAAAAAAGTAAACCGCTATGTCAAAGATTGCGGTTTCCTTGTGCGCGAAAACCTCGTCCCTATGATGCTTGTACAAAGGTTTGAAGCATAAATCCGCAGCGATGGTTGCCGGGAGCAACGACTGTTTCCTGATTTTTCTCGCTGTTCTGTTGCCAAAATGTGCGAACAGCATAGAATTGATATTGTACGATAGATACCAGCAATCGACAAAGGCATTCCGCCTTTCGTATCATTTACAATCCGCAATCAGAGTGGACTTTCCCAAAAAGGGAAGGCCCACTCTTTTTTTGCGTACAAAAGCACTTTCTATCCAACATAGTAGTGCATTTTTCTTGCGAACATGGTATAATAAAGGAGGTAAGAGACATTGGAAGGTCTTAATACCGTCGGACATGCCATCAACAACGACAAATCCAATCTGGATGCCGGATGTAAGGCTCTTCTTGGCTGTACTGCTGTTGCAGCTTTTATCGTAAAGAACTGCATCCCTGAATTCCGCGATATGTCCCTTGAAGAAATTCAGGAATATATCATTTACAAGAAAGCAAAAAGCCAAATGACGCCGGAGGAATTGGCTGAAATTCAAGCAAGCAATACTTCGCCGGTTGAAATTGGATGTCACATTGTTGATGACTTGCCGGATAAACTGAACGAAAAGAATGTCGAGTCAAAAAGCACAAACGAGGGAACAATATACTATGATGTTCTGTTCGACATCGG